GCGGCCCGCTGAATCGTGGCGGTCATCCTCCTTACGGCCTTTTCGATCGCGTTCATCGGGAAAGGGTTGTTGGGTTGGGATCTGGGTCAGGGGGCGCCCGAGCCGCGCGGCATTTCCTGAGAAATACCGCCGGTCAGAACAGCAGCGACACGGTCATGCTGAGGCCGGAGCAATCGCCCGTGCCGGTCTTCGTGGCCCGGACGCGCCAGTAGCGCTCGCCGTCGCTGGGGATCTTGAACCGGGCCGCCGCCAGGGCCGCCCCGGCTCCCGCCGCCCCGGTCTGGACGATCACGCCGTCGGCCACGATCTTCGCCGAACCGAACTCGGAATCGTCGTCCGACTCGATGGAATACGTCATCGTCTCCGCGTCCGGGAGCTGCGTGGTGGTCAAGGCCGGGGCGTCGATCTTCAGCTCGCACGCCTCGAAACGGCCGCCGCGGGCCGAGAGCGCGCCGAGGTCCAGCCCGTCGCAGGCGACGTTCCCCGCGCCGTTGGACAGCGCCTTGGTCTTCACCAAAGACGCGTCCTTGAGATTGTGGGTCGCTCGATCCATGGTTTCTCCAGTCAGTGGTTGGTGGTTTCGCGAGGCCGCCGATCGGCGGGCGATCAGAGCGCCAGCGTTTCGATGTTCAGCAACGAATCGGTGTTGTAGACCGGGATCTGCCCCTCCGGGCCGTCGACGGTGTCGGGCCAGGGGGCGGGCGCCCCGGTGGGCGACGTGGCCGTGCGGGAGTCCTTCCACTGCTTGCGGCTCCGCCGGTTCATGTAGATCGCGTTCGGCGGAACGCCCTCCGGGAAGACGGCCATCAGGGCGTCGATCAGGTCGTCCGTGAGTCCCTTCCCCGAGTCGGTCGTGATCTTCTTGATCCGCCCGACCGAGTAGACGCTGCCGACCTGGACCCCGGGCCGCAGGTACAGCTCCTGGTGGTAGGCCATGTACGGGTCGCCCGAGGTGTCGGTGAGGCGGACCTCGACCGGGTCGGTCACCTCCGCGCGGCCGGCCTCGCCCAGCACCCAGCCGACGTCCTGCACGCCCCAGCGCACGGCCCAGACGCTCGTGGCGACGCTGTCCGTGGTCCCGGCGGCGTCCACGACCATGTTCGTGGCGTCGTACGCTTGGAGCAGCCCGGGGAACGAATCCGTCTTCCCGAACGTCGCGTGGTCGCCGTAGAAAAACGCGCGGCCGAGCGTCTTGAACGCGCCCTGCGTGATTCCGAGGGCCTCCAGGGCGAGGTAGGCGGCCGCGCCGTCCTCGTGGGCGTCGGCCACGGCCTTGTCGACCTCGAAAGGCGGATTCATCAGGTAGCACTCGATCAATCGCTGCTCGAAGGTGGACCCGGCGATCGGCGTCCCTTCGTTCGCCTTGCGGAACCCCACGTCCGGCACGCCCGTCCGCACGTTGGTCTTGTAGTTGAGGCCGCGGATCGTGCGGGCGCCGCCGAGGCGGACCTGGGGCACGGCCATCGACGCCTCGTCGATCAGGCCGACCTCGCGGTCGCCGCCGTTGAGCTTGATCACGTCGAGGAAGGTGGGCATTGCCATGCTGCGTTACTCCTTGTTGCTGGTTGTTTGGGTCGTCGGCCGACCCCGCTATAAACGGCGATGGGGACCGCATCGCCGGAAACGGCGATGGCCCCTGGCCCCAGTTCAGGCGCGGCCGTTGCTGGGCAGTTTGATCGAAGCCGCGAACCGGCCGAGGTTCTCGCCGAGCACGCTGACGAGGTGCGGCGAGACGGCCGACTGCCCGCCGGACTCGTCGGGCGCCTGAAAGCTGACCGGCTCTTTCTCGCCGAGGTTGGCCGCGGCGAGCTTTTTCTTGAGTTGGGCGTTCTCCGCGGCGAGGGCCTTGGCGTGCAGGTCCTGGGCCTCGGCGAAGGTCTTGCCCTCGGCGAACCAGACGCCGCCCTCCGCGCCGAAGGCACCGAGGAACTTCTGCCCGTCCGGCTTCGTGGCGACGTTGCGGAAGCCGTCGCGCGGGCCGGTTTCGACCAGCTCCGTCTCCGGAGTCGTGTCGCCGGCGGCCTCGCCCGATTCGGCGAGAGCGGCAGCCGACTCGCCGGCCGCCTGTTTGCCCGGCAGCGGCGGCGGGGTCTTTTTGCCGGCGCCGGCCGGTGTCTCCGGCCGCTGCGCGCCATCGGAAAGCTGCTTCGCGTCCGGGGCCGTGGTTTGGGTGTTGGGTTTCTCGCCCATTGCGTTCTCCTGTTTGAGGATGGTGACGGTGACGTCGTCGTCGCCCGCCTTGAGTTGTGTCTTCGTGTTGCGGTCCATCCCGTACGGGCAGACGGCCACGCCGCGGAGGTTCCACTGGCGGAAGATCGCGGCGGGGCCCTGGAGCGTGTAGCCGTTCACCTTCGCGCTGGTGCCTTCGCTCAGCTCCTCCAGGATCAGCGGGCCGGTGAAAAAGATGGAGGCCTCGTACGGCACCTTGTTCTGCGCCTTGTGCGCGACCTCAGACGCCCGATCGTTCTCGGCAAAGGGCACCAGCTCCCCGGCGACAACCAGGTCCCCGGTGGCGGTCTCGAACCGATCGACGTAGCCGAGCACCTCGTTGTCGTAGTGCGCGTAGTCGATCGGCAGGCTCTTCTTGTGGACTTTCATCCCCGCCAGATCGTGGACGATCTTGCCCCAGTACCAGTGGTCGATCGGCTGGCCGGTGCGCGCCGTGATCTTCACCGGCACGTTCCGCGACCCGTCGGCCGCCTCGCCGAACTCGCACGGGCCGGCGTCGAAGCGGAGGGCGCCGGCGGGAACCTTGCATGGGCCCGGCTCGACCGGTCCCATGAAAAAGCGGAGCGCGGCGTCCGGCGTGTTGCGCTCAGTCCTCGTCTTCATCGTCGTCGTCCTCGTCTTCGTCGCGTTTGGGTTTGGCCTTGGCCGCCGCCGGCTGGCTCGGCTGGTCGAAGCTCAGCGGGACCTGCTTTTCCGCGGCGTAAGCGTAGGCCGCCGCGAGCTGGTCGACGTTCTCGTAGAAGTCCGTGTTGGACTCCATGCACACCCGCTGCGGGCTGGTCAGACCGGCGCGGATGCCGAGCAGGTGCCCCTTGATTTCCTCGGACGGTTTCCACCAGGGCACGCCATCGGGAACCCACTCCCACGCCAGGTCCCGCAGCTCCATGCCCGCGGGCAACTCCAGCGTGCCGTCGAGGATCCACAGGGCCAGGCGCCAGACGGTGATCAGGTTGAGCAGCTCTTGCAGGGCCTCGCGTTTGGTCTTGCAGCTCTTGACGTACTGGATCAGGCCGGCCCGCGAGCCGTAGAAATTCGTGAACGACTCGTCGAAAAAGCTGAACGGCAAATCCAGGCACTTGATGGCGACCGCGATGATCGCCTGCATGAACGCCTGAAACTCGGTCGGCGGGGTCTTGTTCTCCAGGAACTTCGCATCCTCGCCCGTCGATAGGTCCAGGTGGAAGGGCCCGCGGCCGAGGTCGATCTCGAACTTCTTTTGCGACGGCTCGGCCTCGCTCTCTTCGGACTCCTCGGTCTCGCTGACCGGGCCGATCGCGTCCTCTTCATCCCGGTTGGTCACCAGGCCGAACAGTTGGGCGACCTTGGCCTTGGCCAGCGCGTAGTCGAAGGACTCGTACGTGTCGCGGAACCGGTTCAGCGCGGGCGTCAGGCGGCCGATGCCGCGGACCTGGTCGAAGCGGTCGAAATAGGCGTGAAGCAACAGGTTGCCCGCCGGGATCATCCGCTCGAAGGCGAAGCCGCCGAAGTCCGAGCGCTTGCAGACGCAATAGGCCAGCGCACCGCCGGCCTTGTCGACCTTGACGCCGTGAACCAGGTCCTTGCGCGCCAGCGAGCCCGGCAGATCGTAAGGGTTGCGAATCCGGTCCCCCTCGATCGCCTGGAGCTGGCCGGTGGCCAGCTTCATCAGACCAATGTCGCCGTCGACCACGGCCCGGGCCTCGGCCAGGCGGATCATGCGGGCCAGGCCGTGCCGGCGGGCCACGTCGCAGTTGCTCTTGCGTCCCCACGGCTCCATGAGGCCCTCGACCTGCTCGTCCAGCTCGTCGATCCCGTTACGCGACTGGAAGCGGAAGCTGGAGACGTAGTCCAGGTGTTTTCGGACGGCCCAGGCGACGATCTCATAGTTGCGGTGGAGGTCCCGGGCGTTGGCGACGGCGTCCTTGCGCTTGCCGGGCGGGAGCTGCTTGTCTTCGGAGAGGAGCGGGCCGGTCACCGATCGCCGGCGGCCCTTCGGTTCGCCGGCGTCGTAGCCGAAGCGCAACGGGAAATGCCGGCCGTCGGCGTCGACGATCCGCGAGAGTCGCGCGTGGCCGTTGGTCCGCGGCATTTCCACTCTGCCCCTAGAAGTTACCGAGGTCGATCGTTGCGACGGTCGGCCGCTTGGACGGGTCCAGTTGGCGCCGCAGCTCGCGGAGCCGCCGGCGGACCTG